GAATTATTACCGGGAGATGGACCCGTTAGAACTCAAGTAATAGGAGTTAAAACTCCAGCAAACGATTTACAAGCTCAAAGAGTAAAAGACTATATGAACTATCTTGTTATGGACAAGATGAAAGAATACGAACCAGAATTTGATTCGATGTTATTTCATTTACCGTTAGCGGGATCGACATTTAAAAAAGTCTATTATGATATGACCATGGGAAGAGCAGTTTCAAAGTTCGTCCCTGCAGATGAATTAGTAGTTCCGTATACAGCTACCTCATTAGATGATGCGGAAGCTATTATTCATGTAATTAAAATTCCAGAAAACGAGTTGCGAAAGCAACAAGTTTCTGGGTTTTATCGAGATATAGAATTAGGGCCACCAGGAATGGTCACTACAAATGAATTAGAAAAAAAGGAACGTGAGCTAGAAGGAACAAAAGCTACAGGTAGACAACAACCTATTTATACTTTGTTAGAATGCCACGTTAATTTAGATCTAGAAGGATTCGAGGAGGTTGATGGAAACAATGAACCTACTGGAATAAAACTTCCTTACATTGTTACAATTGAGGAAGGTACAAGAAAAGTTCTCGCTATCAAGCGAAACTTTGCGCCCAATGATCCGAAGAAAAATAGAATCCAATACTTCGTCCACTTCAAATTTCTGCCAGGACTAGGATTTTATGGTTTCGGACTCATTCACATGATTGGCGGATTGAGTCGTACGGCAACGGCGGCTCTCCGTCAATTATTAGACGCTGGAACTTTAGCTAACCTACCTGCAGGATTTAAGCAAAGAGGTGTTAGAGTTCAGAATGAAGCTGATCCCATTCAACCGGGTGAATTTAAAGATGTAGATGCACCGGGTGGATCATTAAGAGATGCTTTCTTTCCACTACCTTATAAAGAACCTTCTCCAACATTATTACAATTGTTAGGAATTGTTGTTCAAGCTGGACAAAGATTTGCTGCTATTGCTGATATGCAAGTTGGTGATGGTAATCAAGGTGCAGCGGTCGGAACTACGATTGCATTACTTGAACGTGGTTCAAGAGTTATGTCTGCAATACACAAAAGATTGTATGCAGCAATGAAAAAAGAATTTGGATTATTGGCAACTATTATTGCACAGTATTTACCACCAGAATATCCTTACGATGTTGTTGGTGGTGCAAGGACCATTAAGCAAATGGACTTTGATGACAGAGTAGATATTCTACCTGTGGCTGATCCTAATATATTCTCAATGTCACAGAGAATAACATTAGCACAAACTGAAATGCAATTAGCAACCACTAATCCACAAATGCACAACATGTATAATGTTTATAGAACTATGTATGAAGCAATTGGAGTTAAGAATATTGATGCAATATTACCACCTCCACCACCTAATACACCTAAAGATCCATCTATTGAAAATATAGATGCATTAGGCGGTAAACCTTTTCAAGCGTTTCCGGGACAAGATCATAGAGCTCATATTACAGCTCACTTAAATTTTATGGCAACTAACATGGTTAGAAATGCTCCAATGGTTATGGGTGCATTACAGAAAAATATTTTAGAGCACATAAGTTTAATGGCTCAAGAACAAGTTCAATTAGAATTTAGAGAACAAATGCAAGAGATGAAACAATTAGAACAAATTGCACCACAAAATCCACAAGCTGCAGCGGATCTACAAATGTTATCACAAAAATTAGAAGCTAGAAAAGCAATTTTGATTGCTGAAATGACTGAAGAATTTATGAAGGAAGAGAAGAAAATAACTTCTCAATTTGATCACGATCCATTACTTAAATTGAAAGAGAGAGAAGTTGATTTAAGAGCCAGAGAAACTGAAAGAAAAACTATAGAAGATGAGAATAGATTAACTCTTGATACAGCTAAACTTGTACAAGATAGAGATTTGACTGAACAGAAAATGGAGCAAGATGAAGATTTAGCTGAAATGAGAGATGAAACAGCTATGGATAAAGCTTTATTATCTGCGGATACTAAACTGTATACAGATCAAATGAAGCGTAAAGATGTAAAGACCTTGAAAGGTCCTAAAAGATAGTATAAAAACCAATAGGAGAAAAATATGATGAACTATAAAAAATCTAAAAAGATTGAAGTTCCTAAACAGAATCTTGTCTATGATAAAAGAAGTAAAGCTGATATCACGAGAGCAAGAAACGTTATCCCAACTGGTGATAAAGTAACTGTAAAAGGTACTGGAGCCGCTAGAAAACAATCAGCAACCTGGTACTAGTATGGCATTCCCAATTTTTGGTGCGTTAAAGCTTGCTTTAAACGCTGGAACTCACATTTATAAAAAGCGTCAAGAGACAAAGATGGCTATGGCCGATGCACAGCATATGGCTGCTTCGAAGATGGCCCGTGGGGAGACGGCATATCAGGGCAAACTTTTAGAAGCCCGTCAAAACGACTACAAGGACGAGGTCGTTTTATTAATTCTCACACTGCCCATTTTGGTGCTCGCATATGGGGTCTGGTCGGATGATCCGTTGGCGATGGAGAAGATAAAAATTTTCTTCGAGCATTTCCAAGCTCTTCCGAGCTGGTTCACAAATTTATGGATCCTTGTCTGCGCGAGCATATTTGGTATAAAAGGTACACAGATTTTTAGAAACGGTAAAAAATAATGCCATTTAAATCAGAAAAACAAAGACGTTATCTCTGGAAAAATCATCCTAAGATAGCAAAAGACTGGACCGAGGAGTATGGAAGTAAACCAGTGGTAAAGAAGAAGAAGAAGAAGAAAAAATAGACTTGTCTAAGGAGATAAGTTATAATAAACTTAACTAGGAGAAAAATATGAGACAAAACGGTGTTAGATCAAATGTCAGATTCCCATATGGAAAAGGCAGCAAGCCTAAGAAACAAGGTTATAAAGCTAGAGAAGATGAATCTTTAGGTATGAGAACTGGAAAAGAATCTAGTAAGAAACAATCTATGAAAGATCGTAGAGATGAATCTTACGGTAAATGGGGCAAGCGTCCAAATCAAAAAATTAATAAGTAAGGAGTATTATGCCATTAAGAAAAGTATGGAGAACATCAGATATGAGGGGCTCTAAACGTAAGAACACTCGAAGAGAAAATCGCATAGAAGAACTTGAAAGAGTTGATGCTGAAAAAGCATGGACTAGAGGTGGTAAAAGAAATTTAAAAGACGAGAAAAAAAGAATTGTTAAAGAAATAACCGATCCTAAAAGAAAAGAAGAGTTACACAAAAAATTAAAAAATATTCCAAAACATTTCACACAACCAGGAAGAAAATTAACCGAGCAACAGAAAAAAATATTAAAAAAACATTTTGAACGAAAAAAAGACCAAGTATTAACAAAAGGTCCGGGCCCGTTAAGACAAAGACAAAAACATAAAGATGGATCAAGACCAAGACCACAAGGTCCTCATACATGGGTAAAAAAAGGAAAACCTAAATTAGCAATTAAAGGCTGGAAATAATGGGAGTCGTAGGCGCAGCAATTAAAGGATTTGGTAAAGCACTTAAAGTAGGTGGAAGAAATAAAGCATCTAAAAAATTATTTAAGGATGCTTCAGGAGGATTAAAATATCCTGTTATTAAATCTGTTAAACCAGCAAAGAATTTAACATCAAGAAGAAAAGATCAACAATCCATGTTTAAAACTGTTGATGACCAATACAAAAAGGTTGGTGTTAAACCAGGTTCAGGAGCATCTAAAATTAAAAAAGATGCTGCTAAAAGAGTTTCTGCTATTCATGATAAATATGAAAAAGCTGTAAGCGATACAAAAAAATATAACAAAAAAGTTATAGGTGGTGCTAGTGCCGGAGTAGTTGGAGTAGTTGGTGCACATGGAGCGGCTAAACATAAATTTCCAAAATACAAAAAATTTATGGAACGAGATATAAAAATTAAAGATGGCAAAGTAAAATTAGTTCCAAAAAAGAAAAAATAATGAACAATTATCTTAAAGATAAAAGCGTACCTGGAGTTAAGCTTCAACTAGGAGCTAATTCTTATGGTTATCCAAGTGGTGGTATACCTTTAAAATCAGGTGGCTGGATTCAAGATGCTGTAAAAGGCATGAGAAAAGATAAACCTTGTACGGGTAAAAAATTTGGCAGTAAGACTTGTCCTAAAGGATCAAGAAGATATAACCTTGCAAAGACATTTAGAA